TCCTGTGGGCTGGACCAGCCGAAGATGTGGTCGTGTTTCATCGCTTAAAGATTTCTTTGATGTTCCTACTGTTGTCCCGATAATTGTTGGATAGGTGATAGACCTTGCAATGGTCCGCAAGTTCGCCGTTCTCGTCCATCTCCAGCATCGGCTTTAGTTCCAAGGACCAAATCGGCAGGGATGCAAGGGATTCACGATAGAGGCCGTTGTTTGGTATCGTCTGCAACGCTTGCGGGTTACGGCTCAACACCTCGGCAAGCCGCTTCGTGCTGAACATCCAAAAAGCGTGATAGTTGATGTAAAACGGAAGGCTTGCGTAGGTCTTCCCGTTCCACTCCTTCCACATATTCGGTGTAGGATTGAATGCAATGTCGGGGCTAAATTCGCCTTCCACATTTGGGTAGGTTTCAATCCGAGTAAAGGACGGGTACAAGTTGTCCTCAAACATCGCATCGAACTGCTTGGTGAAGTTGACGAAACCCTCTTTGGGAAGCATCATGTCGTCCTCGAAATACGCCACCCAGTCAAAGTGCTGGTACACCTCTGCAATCCTGTTGCGGTGCTTGCTGGTCAGTTCCCAAGGGTGTCCCATCGCCGTGTGGGCGTGGAAGGTGACGGGAAAGTGAGCGAGTTCTTGCGCTGCTTGGGGGTCGTTGGTGTCCACGAAGATGTCCGACTGCACAGGGTAGGACTTGATGGCCTCAATGACCTTGGTCAAGTTCTCCACCCTGTTCGGATGGTGGTGGTAGGCGATATTGGCGAGCAGTTTCATGGTTAGAATGTGATGACGAATTTACTTGGGTCGGGCCATCCTGGGTTGGGGTCGTACACGGTCATCCCTTCCCGCTTTCCAATCCAAGTTTCGGCTTGGTAGCGGTGTTCCCTTACGGGTTCGCCAAGTTCCCGCACATGGCTTGACTTGGCCCACCAAAAGTTCCCTGCAAAGTAGGGATACCCGTCGGGGTTGTTTTGGTCCGCTATTTGGGGGAACTGCTCGGTGGTGAGCCAATGCGTTCCAACGCAGTCCACTTTCTCCAGTTCCGCAAGAGAGCGTTCCCATGCGACGATGTTAAAAAACACCATAGACCTGCACCACATCTGCTTCACAAGCGACGGGTCAGCGGACCCCTTCGTATGCCCGTAGAGGTAGGCCGCATCCTCGGTTTGGCTCGCCTTGTACATCTCGGTCAGCGTTGCTTGCTCCCATGCGTTTGTGCGGGTGACCACGACCTTAATCTTTGCCGCCACGAGTGAGTTGTCCAAGATTTCCTTGACCACCTTCCGCTGGTCGGGTGGGCCGACGATGCCGACACGGATTTCGTCCAGTTGCTCAATCAGCCCGTAGTTGCACAGGGCCATCATGTGTTGGTGCATGATGAGTTGCCATTGCCCGCCTCCGCCGCAGTAAATGTGGTAGTAGTGGATGAGTTTCATTGGGTGAATAGGAGGGTTAAGATGCAGCCGATGAAGACCAAGGCCAGCACGACCCGACCGATGGCCAAGGCGAGGTCAAGGAGGGATTCAAGGTTCATGCCCCAAAGTTACACCACAAGATACTTGCCCGAGTTGCTCACGGCCAATTTGTTGAGGGCCACATAGCGGAGCGCATCGCAGGCGTGGTTGTAGGAGTCAATCGGCACTCCTGTATCCTTGCCGTCCTTGTCCGTGGCCCAAGTGTACGAGCGGAGTTCTTTGATGAGGTTCACGGAATCCTTGGTCACATGAAGGTTGAACCGCTTGACCACATCTATCCCCTGCCTGACTGAATCGGGTCCCTTGGATGCGGGCTTGATATTGAATCCGAGGCGGTAGATTTCCTCGATGCTCTTGGGTTCTGCTGAATCCGCCACGATTTCCCACGCACGGGTAATCCCGAACTCCTTTAACCGCACCGCAATGTCGGAGTTGGTCAAGCCCCGATGGTAGAGCAACTCATGCACAAACAAGTCGTCACCCCTGCGGTAAACTGCGACCAAGGCCGTGGGGTCCGTGCTGAAGCCCCAGTCAAGCCCGTAGGCGACGAATTTCATCGTGCTTGGGTCTATACCATCAACCACCGTGTAATCGCCGTAGATAGCCCCCTGTAGCGTCCCGACTTGGCCCAACCCGTACACCTTCCACCAGTTCGCCCAGTATGCGGATGTTTCGGCTTTGACCTTGGCCTTCTCAATCTCCCGAACGATGGAAGCATCAAGGGCCTCGTTGTCCTTGTAGGTTACCAGCAGGAACTCGGAATCCTTATCGTGCATGATTTCGGTATGCGCCCAAAACTCCTGCACGGGGTTGTAGTCAATGTAGATGGCCTGCCGTGTACGGATGGCGAGTTGGTGATATGCCTCCCATCCGATATTGTTGGCCTCGTTCACGAACAGGACATCACGCCTTGCCCCCCGCATCTTGTCACTTTGGTCTGCGCTGAAAAACTCAATATAAGACCCGTGGGGGAACTCGTAGCGAAGTAGGGTGCGGTTGTATAGTTCCTCCTGATAAAGCCCCGTAGAACGCAGCATTTTAAGGAAATCCTTCAAAGCACCACGCCGCAGGTGCGGGATGGATTCGGACACAACCGAAATCTCAAACGGGCCTTGCTTCTCATCCGCTGCGAAGGAATAAAGCAGGGACAAGATGGCGAATGTTTTTCCCGCCGATGAGCCGCCTTGTACTATTCGGACCCGCTTGCGGAATCCATTAATCTTGACTGCGGTCGTTGTCGGTGTCAACTTGCAACTTTACGCCCTGCCAAATCGGCTGCGGGGTTATTGATGCGGCCACCTCCTGCTTGGGCTGACCATAGACCCGTGAGAGCAGGGTTTCCAACGAGTAGAGGGTCCCCTTCTCCAGCGACTTCTTCATGGCTCCTGCAACGGTTTTTTCAAGAATGGTGGCCTTGGGTTCCTTGTAAACCTCGGCCAGTTCCTCCAGCGTCATGGACATCATGGCTTGGAGGGTGTCGTTGATTTCCGAGCGGGTGTAGCCCTGCGATGCCAGCAGGCTGACAAACTTGCGAGGGCGACCGTTGGGGTTGCCGCTGGTTCCCTTGGGGAATTGATGCGCAATAATGTCCTCGGCGGCCATGTGCTGTTATTCTGCTGTTTTGTACGGCTCCCCGTTCCGCTTGACTTCAAGGCTTGGGTCAAGTTTGAGCATACGGTCAACGATGACTTGGCAGTACTTCGGCTCCATTTCCATCATAAAACATTTGCGGCTTGCGTTATTTGATGCCACCATTGTTGTGCCACTACCACCAAATAAGTCAACCACTAAATTGTTTCTGTCCGATGAGTTTTGTATCGCACTTTCAACCATGTCCACAGGTTTCTGTGCGTTATGAATTCTGTCCGTTGTAACCCTATGGTGTCGCCATATATTTGGCTTTCCGTTTACAGTTCTAACCCCTGCTTTTACTGTTCTTGATGTGGTTTTATTTTTTGGACTATTATCAAAAAACCAAATCATTTCATAGCATTGTTGATACATAGCACCAACACCACCATCTCCTTTATCCCATATACATAGATTTTTTGCTTTTAACTCTACCTCTCTACTCATTGCCTCAATGACAAATGCGCTATGCCAATCACAACACACATAAATATGGCCATAGGGCTTTGTGATGTCTTTGTAGTTTTTTAATATAGTCCTAAAAAAAGGCCTTACCATTTTGTCATCTGCAACATCTGCAACCCCTGTGCTATTACCAAACAACGCATAAGGTGGGTCTGTAAAAACACAATCTGCAACTTTATCATCCATCAACCTTGCAACGGTGTCGCTATCCGTTGAATCCCCGCAAAGCAAACGATGCGGCCCAATCTCAAACAAGTCACCCAGCACAATGTCGGTCGTGATTTGGTCGGGCATCTCGTAGTCGTCTTCCTCTGCTTTTAATTCCTTCGGGTCATCAAAGGCGGGGATGTCAAGCCCCCAATCGTCTAACTGCTCGGCATCCCATTCGTTGGCGAGCATCTCCCAATCCCACTCTCCGAATCCCACATTGTCTTTAATGATGAACTGCCGCTGCTTGTCCTCGTCCCAATCTACAATCTCAACGGGGGCTTCCTTCCATCCTGCCTCCTTCATCGCTTTGAGCCGCATATTGCCCCCAAGGACAACCATGTCTTGATTGACGACTACGGGCCGAACCTTGGCCATTTCGGGGAGGTCTTTGAGGGATTGCACCAACTTGAAGAACTTGTCGTCCTTAATGGTTCGGGGGTTGTTCGGGTTGGCTTTGATTTTGCCAATGGGCAAGGTTTGCATCAGTATTCTATTTTATCAATCAGTTCGTCAATCTTGTCCACGATTTTCATCTTCACCGCAAAGGCGTTGGGCGAGTTGGATTCCTCCACCGCTCCGATGCAGTCGCAGAGGGTCGTGATGACCATCATCAGCGAATCCATGCGGGCTTGGACTTGGGCCTCATCGTTGGGGGCTTTGGTTGAGGGCATGGGTAAC